ATTAATAATATACGACTTTTATGTTCAGTTGAAAAAGAATGAAGGTCACATGAATCATACCTTTATGGATATAAGTATAGAATATAACTTATCAGAAAGACAGATACAGACTATTATATATGAATATCAAAAGAAGTTTCAAAGTAAGAATAATGTTTATCGTTAAAAACTTCGTAGATAAGGTATGAAGATTATCTATTTTAGCAAAAATAAAAAAAGACTATGGAAGAAATTTTAATATATGATGTGATAGGTGCTTATGGCTCAGAAGCTAAAAGTATTATTGCACAGTTGGACGAATCAAAAGGGAAAGACATTGTAGTTAGAATCAATTCAGTTGGTGGAGATGTCTTTGAAGGAATGGCAATTTATAATGCCTTATTAAAACACGAAGGAAAAGTTAGTGTAGAGATTGAAGGATTAGCAGCATCAATGGCTAGTATAATTATGCTTGCTGGTGATACTGTATCAGCTTCAGAAAACTCACTAATTATGTTGCACAACCCAAGTGCAGGAATGCAAGGGGAAAGCAAAGATTTAAAGAAAAGAGCTGAATTACTTGATAAGATGAAAACACAAATGGTTTCAATTTATGCAGGTAAAACAGATATGGCAGAAAAGGATGTAATCAAAATGATGGATGAAGAAACTTGGTTTACAAGTGCTGAAGCACAGAATGTAGGGCTAATAGATAATGTAACAGAAGCAATTAAAGTTGCAGCACATTTTGACCTTAATACAATTACAAATAAAGTACCTGAATGGGTAGAAAAACAGTATAACTTAAAAGAAGATAGTATGGAGAATTTAGCAAACATGTTGGGAGAATTGAAAGAAACTATTAAAGCTTTCATATCAGAACAACCAAAAGAAGTTAAAATAATTGATGAAGAATCTATTCAAAACCAGATAGTTGACCTTTCTGAAAAAATAACTGAAGTTGATTCTATACACTCTGAGTTAGAGGATATTAAAGGATTGAATCTTACTATGGAGGAAACGATAAAAACTTTAACTGAAGAAAAGGAAAATTTAGAAACAGAAATCAATAAGCACAATGCTACTCCTTCAGAAGTTGAAAAAACTGAAGACCCTGTTATTGTAACTGAACCAAAAAAGAACGACCCTTGGTCAGATGCAGCAACTATTTTAGGTGATGATTCAGCATTTAGTTTTAAAAAATAAATAATAATTAATAAGTAAAAAAAGAAAAAGAAAATGGCAAATTTAATTACACACGCACTGTCGTACACTAAAGAAGATGCACAAAAATATTTCATGCAACCTTTGTTTGTAGGAAATTCAGCATTAGACTACTTTGAGATATTGACAGGAGTAACAAGTTCACAGAAACTAGACAAGTTTGGAAGTTATGAGAAAATTACTAAAGCAGAAGCTTCAGGTTTCTCAGCAGCAACAGGTTCAGCATCTTACACTCAGAGAACTATCTCTGTAGCAAGAATGGAAGCAGAAGTAGAACAAGCAGGTGGAGCATTCTGGAACTCTGTAAAAGGAGAAGTGTTAAGATTAGGTCTTAACAAAGATGACATATCAGGTACAGTTTTACAACAGATTGTAGCTACACTTATGTTAACAGGAGTAAAGAGAGATTTAGAAAGACAATTATGGTTTGGAGATGCAGCTTCAGGTTCTGCTGACTACAACGCATACACTGGTATATTAAAAGGTTTAGCAGGACTTCCTGCAGGACAAAAACTTGATATCACTTCAGGTACATTAGCAACAGATAAAGCAAAAGATACTTTCCAAGCACAGTTAGACGCTATGCCAGATGAAGGTTTAGAAAACAGAGCAGACTTAGTTTTCTTTGCATCTCGTTCATTATGCGACAACTACCGAGCAACTTTATCTGCAGGTGGTCAAGAATTAGCTTACATCTCAATGACTGATGGAACTAAAAACTTAGCATACCAAGGTGTGCCGATTGTAGAAATGGGATTATGGGACACAGTTATTGCAGCAGATGCAGCAAACACTGCTCCATCATTGAATACTGCAGCAGATGATTTTGACGGACACTTATCAGTATTAACTGTTAAGAATAACATTGTTGTAGCAACTGATTACAATTCTGTAAGTGGTGCAGACATGTGGTATAATAAAGATGAGAAGTATAACCGATTTAGATTTGAGTATGTTATTGGAGCAAATTACAAAAATGATGAGTTGACTGTAACTGCTGATTCTCACTCATAGTAAATTAATTTAATAATATAAAAAAATAAAAGAAAATGGGATTACTTACAAAAGGACATATTATTGCTTGTAACGACAGAAATCGTAGAGGTGGTATTAAGACAATATATTTAGGAGAAGTAGCAAATATAGATTCAGTAACTACTGCATCTCCACATAGTTACTCAAGTATTACTGGTTTCACTGCAGCAGGTACAGAGTTATTATATAAGTTTGAATTTGACAGAGAGACTGCTTACTTTACTGCTAACGCTACAAAAGAAAACGGTTCTACTGTTGTTGAAGCAGAACTTGGCTTTACAATTCCTAAAATTAATGCAACAGTAAATGCTAGATTAGAGGAATTAAAAGACACTTGTGGATTAGTTGCTATTGTTGAAAGTTATGCAGATGACGGAACAAACACTTATCACTTCACATTAGGTTATGATGAAATATTCGCTAAGGAAGCTTACATGGAGTTCTTAAGTGGAGAGCAAAACACTGGTCAAGGTCTTCAAGACCCTAACGAAACTGTTGTTAAGCTAAAAGGTATGATGGCTGAATACCCTAGAGAATATACAGGAACGGTTACAGTTGAGGTTGCTGGTGATAACTCTTATAGTTGTAGTTAAGATATTAGTTAGAGAGTTCATAGTTTTGAAAAAGGGGAGCAGATGCTTGGGTGTAGAGCTCAACTGTTTGCTCCTTTTTTATTAAAATAACGAATGTATGGGATGTAATTGTGGAAAGTCAAAAAAAAACACTAAATTAGCAAACAAAATAAATAATATCATGGCAAAGAAAAAGAGAAAACCAGCAGGACCACCAGTTTATTATAGAGTTAAGAAATCAGCATCCGAGAACATAAATTATTTTAGAAAATCAGGAGGACAGAAAATTTACCTTGAAGGCATAACTCAAGAGCAGTTGAAACTGCTTTATGAAAATGGATTTAATGAAATAGAAATTGTTGAAGTAAAGAAAATTACAAAGGATGAAATCAAAGAAAACGAACAGTAAGGCATTTGGAGGCACTAAGTTTGCAGTTTTAAACTTTACTACTCAAGTTGACTTCTCTGAAGAAAAGAATCTTCATAATTTAACTTATGATTATATTCCTTTCGGAGACAATGTAGCTAACGACTTACCTCAACACTTAGCTATGTTAAGAAGAAAGTCTGCTACTCACAGGGCTATATTATCACAGAAAGTAGCATTTACAACAGGAGGTGGCTTCTTGTCTGAGGATGAAAAAGTATTAGATTATTTATCATCTTGTAATGCAAAAGAAGAAGATTTCAGAGATGTATTAAGAAAATTGTTTACAGACTATTATACAATAGGTAATGCCTATATGGAAATAGTACATTATAAAGGAGGTGTAGCATTGTATCATATAGACGCTACAACAGTCCGTATTTCAAAGGATAAGGAGAATGTAATCATACACCCTAATTGGGACGACTACATACAATATAAAGACCAAAGCGTGTTGATACCTTTTTATCCTAACTTTATTCAATCTGAAGGAGGAAAAAGAAGTGTTATCCACCTAAAAGATTATGAGCCAGAGTTTACTAATTATGGTATGCCTGACTACATAGCAGTATTGGAATCTATTTCGGTTGACTATGAAATAGGTAGATGGAACAATACTAAATTCAAAAATCACTTTCAGCCAAGTTCAATAGTAGAGATAAACGGGGACATGTCTGATGATGAAGCAGAAAGGTTAGTAGAGGAAGCAAAAGCAAAATTCACAGGAGAAGGTAATAATGGTAAAATATTATTCCTTGTAAAGAATGGAGATTCTTCACCTGCAACTGTTACTAACATACAAGACACAAGTGAAGGGAACTTTTTAGCTTTACAAGAAACAACAAATCAAAATATTATAACTGCTCATAGGTGGCAACCTGCTTTAAGTGGAGTTGTTAGTTCAGGTAAAATGAGTAGTCAGGGTAATGAAATTAGAATAGCTTATGAAATGGTTATGAACACAGTTATAGGTCCAACTATAAGCACGATTTTTAACCCTATTAAAAAGATACTTGCAGATAACGGTTTTAATGTAGATACATTAGAAATTAAGCAAGAGCCACCAATTAGTTATATGTCTGATGTTAAAATTGAAAATGTTCTTGAGATAAACGAATTGAGAGCAATAATTGGATATGAACAAAAGGATGGATATGACAAGCTCACAAATCAAAAGGAAGTAGAAGATGAGGAATTGGTTGATGAGAATATAGAGGAGGAGGAATTAGAAAAAGAAGAAGAAGTAGAAGAAGTAGAACAAACAGAAATAGAAAAAGAATTAATAAAAGAAAAATAAAATGGCAACAACAGTAACCCCAGTAGCACTAACGGCTACTATCACAGAAAGCGTTAGCTTAAATAACCATACTTACGGAAATACTGTAACTAAAGAAACTACAGTTGTAGGGAATGTAGCTCAAAGAATTATGAGTATTGGAACTGCTGAAACTACTGTTTTAGTTTTTGGCTCTGCAGATGGTCAAGGGACGGTAGTAGGAGATGAATTAAAATATCTAAGAATAACAAATCTTGATAATACTAATTGGATTAAGGTTAATTTCAAAACTGCAGCAGAACACTACAGTGTAAAGTTAGACGCACTTGATAGTTATGTAGTTATGAGTAATCAAATGAATGCAGAAGCTGACACAGGTATAGGAGATTTGGAAGACATGATAACGCTTACTGCAATAGCAAGTGGAAGTGCATGTGATATTGAGTTTATAGCTATAACAGACTAAGACATGGCTTATACTAATGTCAACGACTTAAGCACTTTAGTCACAGTGACTGAAGTAAAGAATACTATTGCTAGTGCAAATTTTGACGGAAGTTTAATTACTAATGATATTATCAAGATTGCAGAAATAACCCATATTGAAAAAACAATTAGCAGGGAGTTTTATGAGGAGTTAGTTACTCAGCATCATGCAGCGTCTCTCAATCCTTACAACCAGACTTTAATGGACGACTATCTTGTTCGTACATTGTCTTGGTTTGTTAAATTAGAGGTGTTAAATGATGTTATGTATAGCACAACTTCAAGTGGTATAATGCAGAATATAGATGACTTTAGTACAGGAGTAAGCCCTAAACAATTTGACTTAATTAAGCAAGATGTATCAAGAAAAGCAAATTTATTTTTACAAGACATGTTGGACTTTCTTAATGATGATGCTATAATAGTAAACTACCCTACTTATAAAAGCAATAGAACAGAGGTTAATGTAATGAATAACGATACTACTAACAAAGCACATGGAATAATTTTTCACTAGAAAACTATGAGTAATATACACAGTAAACAAACAGGAAGCCAAGTTCACAACCCAAAGAAATTTGATGAGTCTCAATCTAATTCTGTATTAGCTAATATAGACTCAAATGTATCTTATGTAGGTGGTAACCATAGCAACTCTATGGCTCTAAGTGCTAGACCAGATTCCTCTGGAAACCTTAATAACACCTATTTTACGATTTGGACTCAGTATAATACAAAGAAAATAGCAGTTTATCATAATGTAAACATGGCTGAAACCTTTGTTCTCCCTGATGGTTATGATGCTAAAATTGAGGTTGCAATAGATACAAACGCAACGGCTATTGATGTGGCTGCTGCTATAGATACTGCAATAAAAGCAGCGTCAGAAACAAATCATGTTACTTATACAGAAACAACCTTAGATGGTGCAGGTAATTTGGAATTAGTAAACACTGGTAATATACCTATATCAGATGTTGATAGTGGACATTCTTTTACTAATACTCGTACAGAAATTTTAAGTGACGAAGTTTTGACTGCAAATTCAACAACTGGAAAACTAACATTCAAGTCAATAGAAGGAAACACTATAAAATCAACAGGAGAAACAGGAGGAACAAAATACTTAAGAGAAGATGGTGATGGATCATGTAGTTGGCAAACTATTGCTGGAGCAGATGGTGATATAACAGGTGTGTCTTTAGTTTCAGATTCAGGGACTATAAATCAACTAACAGGAAATGCAACTTTTACTATTGAGGGAGGAACAGGAATATCTACTTCAGCTACAGGTTCTACTTTAACAATAGAAGAAACAACTGAAAAGAAAAGTAAAGCAGATATTGATAATTTAACAGGAGTTTCTACAAACGATTTAGGTACTTTTACAGGTGATACTATTGCAGATGAGACTGATATTAAAGGAGCATTACAAGATTTAGAAACTGCGTTAGAGACAGATGCCTCTGATTCTGTAAAGGGGGTTGCACAGTTTGACAGTGATGATTTTACAGTTTCCTCTGGAGAAGTAACTCTGAATAAAAGAGTTCACTATTGGGAAACTAGGTTCTCTGTAAATAATTTAGATATAGATGCAACAGGGGTAGACGGTACTGGTGATAACCTTTGGTTGTTTCCTGAGACGAATAACAATAAACCTTTACTATTTAATGTTGCAGTTGATGCTGATGATTGTTCATTTGAAAAAGCACTAAGGTCTAGTTTTATATGTCCTTTGTCAGGAGAAACTTGGAAATTGGTTGGAGGGCAGTGTGTTTCAAGTGGAGAAAACACTACCGAATATGATATTGCTTTTTACAATGCAGAGATGGACTCAGGAGCTAGTGAAGTACCTTTGGTTATGATGGGAAGCTTTAATATAAGTGGAACTGCAAATCATATTATGGGACATACTTCTTTAGTACCAACAGTGTCGCCAACTTTTGATAACGGACATACAATGATGGTAGCCCTTAAAAATGTAAGTCCTGAGAATACTGATATGGATGTAAGAGGAATAATTACTTTAAAATTTGAAGTTTATTAATTTAATATAATGCCTAATAGAATGATAGAAATAGCAGAAAGAATATGCCCTTTAACAGTAATGTTAAATGTAGGAGCAATAGGAATTGGATTTAGTGAAGTTGAGCAAGGGTTAAAAATAATATCTTATACTGTTGCTATCATTTGGACTATACTAAAAATAAGAAGCGAGATTAATTTATATAAAAAGAACAATAAGTAGGTATTTTTAGTACCTTTGGTTTGTAATTTTAAATAGTTAAGGTTCTGAAAAATCAAAAGCATAATAATATAGTTATTAATATAGATAGTATATATAATACTTTCAATTCTTGAAAGCATATTTTAAGACATGGCAATAAAAGGTTTTACATTTAGAAAGAACGGGAGAAAGAAAAGAAAAGGTGTGCATAGTAAAAATTCTTCAAAAAATCAAAATGGGTATAAAAAAAAATACAGAGGTCAAGGAAGGTAAAAGTAAATACTATTATAATAGATTAAGAAACATGACTATAAAACACTTTACATTATCAGAGTTTGATAGTCCAGATGAAATCGGTTCTGGAGACAATATGTGTCTTTCATTTTTAAGTAAACTAGACCAAGCAAGAGAAGTGGCTGGAATACCCT